AGTTTAAATATGTTTGATTTCTATATTTTTTAATTTCAGATAATTTTACAATACCTTCGAGTCCTTCGAAGGTATTTTTTTCTATAAAGTCCCACTTTATTTCATTTATCTTACATGCTATAGCTATATCGTTAAAGTCCTTAAAACGTTTTCCAAACTTCTCAGGCCATATAAAGACTTTTTCGCTCTGCTTTAACAGAACTTCTGACTTTACTAATGATGCTTGGTCAACCCACTGTGAATCAAGTATCCATACTTTATCAAACCATTTAAGTGTATTATTAAACTGTTGTTCTTGTCTTTGTGTAAAAGACTTACCTCTTTCTGTAATACCTGCTACAGCTATAGAATTTTTTGTAAAGAATGCATTAATAGGACCTTCAAAAATATATACCTTATCATGATCGTTAGTTACTTTGTCTATATTAAACAAAGTTTTTTCACCTTTTACTTTACCAAGATATTTCGGTTTTGTTTTATTATCCTTATTAAGGACTGTTCTAGTTTGATAAAACTCAATTTCTCCAACTTCATTAATAAAGGGTATAACTAATCGATTTTTATGAACTTTATCAACTAATGAAACATATAAATTAGTAGGTCGATTTACAGCAGTATCTAATCTACGTTCTTTAATAAGATATCTAACAGCTGTAACAACATTATTGCTATTATAATAGTCAAGTTGAAACTCATCAGACAAATTAATACTATCTTTAGGTAAGGTTTCGACCTGAATAGGCTTTTGTGATCCCTCTTTACTTTCAAGTATATCTTTTGTATCAGGAACATATTCTTTAAGTTCGTTAATTATGTCAGTATCGGAGCTTTTAGATACTTCTTTTATCCATCGTAAGGGTTTACCTGACCAGCCACAGTTATGACAAAAAATATTTTCATTTTTAGGAATATAATAACATCTTCTTTTCTTTCCTAATGATTTACCCTCTCTACATATAGGGCAACTACACTGATATACATTATTAAATTTATTATACTTAGGGTAATATCCTAGTTCAAAAAATTTAAGTATTACAAAATCTTCAGGAAGTGATATCATTTAATTTATTATAAAGACTTTCCATAAAAAATAAATTATACCAGTTTTCTTTTTTAGATAATATTCTTTCAAAAGAATATTCTTTACAAAACTTTAAAAAGGTCTTATAAGAAGACTTTATTTTTACTTCAAGTTGTTCTCTATAGTATTGCTTTTCTTCCGGAATAGTTTCGTATTTATCTAAACAAAATATATCTGCGTTTCGTTTAAATATTTGTCTTTGTGATTCAGTTAATATAAATCCTGGATCATTAAGATACTTTTTAACTGAAGCTGCTCCAAAACGAGGTATACCAGGTACGTTATCTGATTTATCACCTGTTAAGCACTTAGCTGTATACCACTCATCAACATTCTTATAACCAGTTTCTTTTTCAAAAGAATTTATATCAAAATACTTTTTTCTTATAGGATCATATAAAGTACATTCTTTACTAACTAATTGTAAAAAGTCTCTATCTACTGATACTATAATCTTTTCACCTTCTTTTTCCCTACAAATATATGCTACAACATCATCTGCTTCTAGTTGACAAGGAAAAATAGAATTAATGCCCATTGATCTTAGAATAGATTTAATAACTTCGTTATTTTGATGAGGTGAGCTATCTTTAGACCTATTACCTTTATAGCTTTCTAAAACATCTTTACGAATATTCTTTTTATAGATGGGCTTTTCATCCCATACAAAAATAGTATTATCCGGAACAAATAGCTTCACGTAGGAGCTTACCGCATTAAGCGTAAAGTAAATATGAAAGTTATTAACCTTTTCTTGAGAATGAGTTTCGGTTTTTTTAGACTGATTCTTTGCTGTATAATACGTTCGGTGTATTAAATTGTTGCCGTCTATTATCAGAGTTTTCATTTTTATTATATTGAGACTCTACTACCTCATATACATCATTAGGAAGTTCCTCTACTAATTTAATTATATCATTGTTCCTTCCGGAATCAAATGCTTCTAATGGTACTATTACATTATCCATTTTAGGTATAGAAAGACAACCTATAAAATCGTTTTGTATATCAACAACAGCAAACATTTGACCAACATAGTCGCCAGTTTGTACAGCATATATTTGTTGCTTAGAGTATTTCATCTGGACCAGGAGGATTTACTCCTTTAATAGTTTGTATTTCAGAAGCGAAATATTTCATTAAAAAGGAATTTAGAGCTTCTTTTTGTTGCGGTGTAGCTGCAGCTTTAATATCTATATGTTTACCAGTAAAATCATAACCTAATAAAATATAACTATCTAAATATTCACTTAATATACTTGCGAGTCTATTTGCTAAGTCTTGACGTTTTTTAAATTTTTTCTTCTCTTTAAGGTTATCTTTAAGAGCGCGTTCGACCATCTCTCTTAATTCTTCATCTTCATGAGAGCTATGATCTTGATCTTCCATATGTTTATTTATTCAAAAAACTATTTTCATTCTTTTGTCTAACACCACTCTTAAGTAATTTTTGTACTACTACTTCAATAGAGTCAGTTTTTAAGCTAAAACTATTTTTGAACATTTGATTACCGTCGTTAAATTGAAATAAATACTCTCCTTTAAATGGGGTGTTTTCAAAACAAGTTACATATACAGATGCTCCAGAAGGATCGATTAACACCGTCCATTTACGGGGGTCACTTTCACTATACTTATCAAAAATTCTTAAAGTAACAAAATCATTATCTTTAAGTCTTTTAATAAAATAACCGGGAGTTTTTAATTTATTCTTTTTTTGATTAGTCATTATTGTGTTAAAGCTGAAATTATATATCTTAATTTAATATCGTTTTCTTCAATATCAAATACTACAACACCGTATTCAGTATTAATTTTTACTCTAATATTATCATTTAGCAAAGATAGTAATCTAATATTATCTAAGTTAATTGCGATAGGTTCTAAGCTAAAATTTACTTTACCAAGACTTAAGGTAAAATTATCAGTATTATGACGAGCTCTATCAGTAAGTTCCGCCATTAAACTACCTTCTTCAGTATAAAAATATATCTTATTAGTTTCACTAGCAAACGTACTGCCTTTAAAGAGTCTTTGAATAGTAGCTTTATTTAAATTAAAATTAGTATCAAATTTGAAACTATTAATTTTATCTATATTAATATTAGGTTTAGTTATAAAACCTTCTTCATATAAATGATATTTAAATTTTACGCCATTACCTTTATATTGTAAGTTATTAGAATTTAGTTCAATATCTAAAGATTCTTCTTCAATAGTATCAAGAACATGTCTTAATTTTTTTACATCAGGTATATTAAGAGTTGTATTAAAATTAAAATTAGATTTATATTCACTATGCAATATTAAAGTACTATCTAAACTAGATACTAAACTGACTAACTTATCATCTTTTATTTCAAAGATTACTCCAGTATCATTAATTTTTGATATCGTATCTAAATACTTTAGATATTCACTCTTACTTTTTATTCTTAGCGCTCTTACCATTATCTAATAATAAGCTAATTTTTTCTAAAATCAAATTTTGATCTTTAATTAGATCTATAAGCTGATCAACCTTAGTAGGTTCAGAAAAATCAAACTCTACTTGATTTGGATTCACTTCTTCTGCAACATGTGGTTGCTCTGTTCTGATAGCACGTTGTGCTGCAATTTCCTGAGCTGCTTGCTCTGGTGATACAGGAGCAACATCAAGAACTGGCGCTTGCTGTTCTGTCGCTTGCTGTTCTGGTGGTTGTTGACCAGGTTGACCAGGTTGCATAGTAGGTAGTTGTGCAGTTTGCTCAAAAACTTGTCTCATATTATTTGATTGATGAGATAGATTATTAGACTCACCTACTATCATTTGATCTTGCTTATGCATCTGCCCGTATGTTTGACCCATAAGTTGCATAACAGCTGCTTTTTCTTCAGGTGTCATTTTAAGTTTTTCTATTTTAAAGATCTTTCAATAATTCATCAATATCCTCTTCAACAGTATCATTTGATACTACAGCCGGCTCGGGCTCTGCAGGAGTTTCACTTGGTACAGGAGCTGATGTAGTAGGAGCCGGCTCCTCAGTTCTACAATAGTAATGCTCGTTAAGCATATCTTTAAGCTCATCATATGACTTAACAGTAAACACTTCAGTTAAGTCATGAGCTCCATCATAGATACCTTTTTGCTCATCTTCAGAAAGATCAATTTTACCAGCAGGAGTAAATCTAGAAGATACATAAGTAGGATAATCTCCTTGTTGCTCAACTTTAATTTTAAAGTTTACACCTTCAGGACCTAGATCAAAGATACGAGGACCAAACTCTTCTGCATCTTCACCTTCAATAGCTTCAGTAATAATTTTATGAAGCTGCTTACCATAGCGAAGAATCTTTACATTACCATTATTATCTGGATTAGTAGGATCGTCGACAACGTATATATTTACTAACCACTTTTCTAAACGGCGAACAACACTCATTCTTTCCTTTTCTTCTTCGCTACCAGTTCTAAGAACTTTAAAACGTTCTTCAGCAATAGGATCACGCTCACCAAAAGTTTGAGGACTAAGCGATTGAACATATTGACCAGTAGCATAAGAAGTCCATCCATGATTATAGTAATGAAAGAAAGTCTTACTAGGATCTTTAGCAAAAGGTAAGAGTCTTACCGTATAAGTATTACCCGACTTAGTCGGCATAATCTCGTTAAACTTAGCTGACCCCTTACTATCAGAAGTAGCTAGTGCATCTTTTATTGATTGAAACATTGAACTATTAAAAGTACTCATACGCTAATTATAATTACTAAGAACTAAACTTCAATAGATTTTGTTCTATTATTTTAAGACCTTTTGTAGCTTTATGTTTTAACTTTTTAGAACTAAGGAACTTAGCTCTAGTTTGTGCATATAGGTCATAAAAATCGGAAATTATCCATGTTAATGTTCCAGTTTGTTCCTTAATTATGTGATCAACTTTTAACGAATGAAGCAGATAAAAATTTATCTTGTGATTTTTTAAATGGGTAAATATAATGGGTATAGAGTTTGGAGTATCTATACCAGTATATTGTTTATACTTTGCTAAAGTTATTTTTTCTTCATTACAATAATCAAATATAAACTTTAAACATTTTTTTAAAGTATTAATACACTCTTCGCTATCTGGGTTCTCTGTTTCTCTATCTTTACAAAAAATAGAATAACATTTTATTGCTCTTCTGGTATTAAAAAATGATAAATCAAAATAATTATCTGAACCATATACCCTATAAGGTGCTATAAAAAAATCACTATAGTTTATATGATTATATTTTGATAAAAGTAAGTTTAACTTTTTTAACGCTACTTCATCTTTGCTTTCTAAACCATCAAAATTTTGTCTTAGTCTAACTGGTTTATTTTTAGCCTTACGAGAAGCATATAGATAGCTATTATATATTGACTTCTCTTTTTCTGTAATCATAAATTTATATCTGAATGCGAATTAAGGAACTTCGTAATATATTTTGATTTAGTAATAGATGGCTCGAAGTCTATAAATAGTTTAACTACATCAAAATTAGTTTCAATGGTTAAAAGGTCCTTAAGTACGTTTCTTATTTTTTCTTCTTGTAATACTAATATAAAAATATTTTGTAAAGATAATTTTTTACCTTTTAATTGAGAGCAAAAGGTACAAAAACATAATAATAGATGTTCTGTTTCATCTTTTATTAAAGTACTTGATGGAGCTTGATTTAAATTTTTATTTAACATGGTGTAAATTGTTTAGTTAGAGTTGCAAATCTGTTAGTTAGTTTACCTCCCGCAGAAGCTGTATGGCCACCTCCATCACATAATTTTTTAGCTATTAAACTTACATCTACACTACAATCCTTTTTCCTTCTAAAGGACACAGTTTTAGCTGTTGTGTTTACTATAACACTAATATCTGCATTATACTTACTAAGTAAAAAGTGAGCTAATTCTCCTACTGCATAATTACCAAACGAAGCTATAACATTATAGTCTTTAATTTTACCTTTAAAAACTCCGTTAGTATTAATTTGCTCTTTGAATTTTTTGAAAAAAAGCTTTATAGAGTTTTTTTGCTCTATAGTAAACTCTGTTAAACCATTATAAAAATTACTAATAAAATTTTCTGTTTTAGGAGCATTTAGGTTATAATAAATTGCATTTAATTTTAAAGATTCATTGTTTGATTTATACCAATCATATTCACTTACTATATTAATTAAGTTTGACTGCTCTTTAGTTAATTTTAAATGTGTTTTAAATTTGCTATGAATTAACTTAATACAAGAAAAGAAACTATCATCAATTATAACTTTAGCTTTTTTATATAAATGTTTGTTTTTGTGGTGATTTGCATGTGTATCAATTACTACAACATTTTTTCTATCAGCTAACTCTATTTGTTCTGTATTAAGATCTAAGTCAATAATAAAAACTCTATCATAATGATCAAGAGATGTTGTAGCTCCTTTGAATCGTCCTGTAAAAGTAGACTCAGTAACGTCATTTATATTAAATGCTTTAGAGTTTTTATATAACCACTTTATCATTAGAGCACCACCGGCTCCATGAAGATCGGTATCAGTCCATATCTGGATATTCACTTAGTATATTTATAAAAAGTTCCTTATGTTGCAAGTCCTACTAGCGCGCTAAGAGTCTCATTGCCATCATCTTCAAACTCCACATCATCTGCTTCTTCAATAGATAGAGTACTATAGTCTATACGCATAGCTTGGGTATTTCCCCGAGGACCATACCGGTTTTTCATCATACCAAGTCTTATTATACCAAGTTCTCTATCTTCTTCATTTTGATATATAGATACAATAACATCAGCAGTAGCAGCTAATCCAATAGATTCAGATATAGTAGCAAGATCAGGATTATCAGTATCAAATCCTGATCTATTTAACTGAGTAGCAGATATAATAGGGCATTCAAATATATAACTCATAGCACGCACTTGCTCGGTAACATGCTTAATTCGTTCATAAGAATTATTACCCATAGTAGAATGCATTAAGTTAAGGTAATCTAAAACTATTGCATCTAATTTAATTCCTTTATCTTGAAACTTCTTTACAAACCCTTTTAGTTGACTAGGAGTAATAGTAGAAGGAGGAAACTCTTTAATAAAGATTTTACCTTCTTCACTTTTAACGGCTTGTCTAATAGAAGGTGCATTACCAGCTAATTCCTTCATAGGAATTTTAGTTACGTTAGTACATATTCTACGAGCATATAACAGCTCTGACATCTCTAAAGTTACAAGCAATACATTTTTACCTTGCTGAGCTATATTAGTAGCTACATTACCTAAAAAGATAGACTTACCAATATTAGTTTCACCGGCAAATACGTATAAAGATTTACCAGCTTCGAGGAAGCCACCACCTAGAGTTTCATCTAACCAGTCCCAAGTACTAGGAACATGTCGTTCAACAGAGTTAATATCATCAATAAGTAAGTCAATATCACTATAAAGATCTAAACCTAAATCAGTTACTAAATTAATATTACAAGATTTTTCAAATTTATCTAATACAACAGATGTATCAACTTTGCCGCTTGATACATCTTCAGCTACATTAAGCATAGTATGATAAACAGCTTTTTCTTTAAGAAACTGTTCAGTATTATCATACAATTCGTCCTTATCTAAATCTTTATCAATATCATTAAACGATACTACTAACTCTTTAAAGGATTCTTTTTGTTCATCAGATACTAAATGCGACTTAATCTCAGTAGTAGTAGGGAGCTTGTTACGTTTTTCGGAAAACTCTTTTATAATAGCAAATATACTAGCTATAGATTTATTCTTAAAAAATTCAGGCTTTACAAAATCAGCTACAGAAGCAAGATAAGTCCCGTCAGTAAGAGACTTATAGATTAAGACATTTTCAAAATAATCTAAGTCTAATTTACTCACAATAATATAATATATTCTTTTACTTAGTTTTCCACTTATTCAAAAACCACTCTTGACCTTTATTAAACTCTTCTGTAAAAGAAGTAAGACCGGGAGAATTATGTGTTACTAAAATATCACCAACACCTACTTTAAATCCAGCTTTATGACATTGCATAGAGTAATCTAAATCGTAAAAATGCCATTTTGAAGGGCATGATTCATCAAATTTAATTTTTGTAAATACTTTTCTTTTTATAGCCATAAAAACCCCATCAATAATAATAGTTCTATGTGGGTAAGAACCAAATGGGGTCATATGTTTTTCTTTTTCATCCCCATGAGCTACTGCTCCATGTAAATTTTTAGATCCAAATCCACCACCCATAATATGCCAAAGCGCCGGTGGTGATAAGTTAACTTGAGAACAACCAGCACAACCTATTAAGTCATATTTTTTAAATAATTTTTCTAGTCTTTCATCAGAAAAATTTTCTAAAATTAAATCATCATGTACTAATATTAAATTTTGAACATTTTCTTGAATAGCAAAATCAATAGCTTTATTATATACCTTATGTAAAGAGTCGGTATTATTTTGCTTAAATACTACTTGAGAGTTTTCAGAAGTTTTCCAAAGTAACGTATCTATGTCTTTACCAGCAGTAGCTGAAAATATCATATTTTGCATCATATAAATGAAAAAGGTGAATCGTGTTGAAACTCGCAAACTTTATTCCATCTTCGAGTTTTATTATTAAGTTTTACTAATACACCTTCTTGTAATTGTTTAAGACCTTCACCTGATAAAGTAGAATAATCTCCATTATTATTATAATGCAATAAAGATCCAGAACGAGCTAAAAATATTTCATTCGTATCACAAAAAACTATACTTAACGCATATGTACCGGATAACTGCTCTAACGTTCTTTTAATTATCTTTTTAGGGTTGACTAAAACTTTACCTTTCTTATGTTCAATATGAGTAAAATACTCTAACATATTCACTATAGTCTCAGTATCTACTTTTGTTTTAAGACCGTACATATTATTTAACTTTTTATGATTAGTTAAAACTCCATTATGTGATACAAGCCACGATAATGATTCAAATGGATGTGATGTATCGTAACTATATTCTCTCATTGATGAGGTAGGAGCTTGTACGTGACCTAAGTAATAATTATTTGCTTCGTACAAGACTTCAAACATAGAAGTATTAAAAGAACCAAAAATAGCGCACATAATATATGTTATTATATTTTATGCAATAATCAATCTTCCCATGGAAACTTAAAACCTTCTTCCCACATATACGAGTTATCTACATACCTACTTCTTGGTCCATCAGGGCCTTCAGCTCTAATTCGTTCACTCAATCTACGCATTTGTAATATCCATGATGTAGGTTCGCTAATACACTCTCTATTATCTTTATCTATACGCCAAAAGAAGTCAATAGTTCCGTAACGCTTGTCTTTAGATAAGCAATTATCAGGATAATCAATACCATCAATTGTATACCATTTCTTTTTTTTCTTTTTAGTTTTCTGTATTCCTAAATTTTTTAAAGTCTTTATTCCAAGACCTTTTACCTTAAAAAGATCATCATTATTTCTAAAAGGTCTGAATCCCATTATTCTTGCAGCTGTGGTTCTACCTACTCCGGGTATTTTACACAGTTCTCTTCTATTCATCTTGTTAAAATCTTTATAATTCAGCTTCATAGATATAAATATATTATATGAGTTCCTTTAATATTTACGATAATTATAGCTCCTTTAATCATTTAATCAACAGAACTGAGTTATTAGAAGAAAAAACTTACAAAGCAATGGTTAAAGGTGCTAATCTAGGACCAGAGCTTAAAAAATATAAGACAGAAGATGGTAAAGGTTTAAGTGCTACTTCAAGAATTAAAAATCTTATTTTAATAAGTGCTTTAGTACGTATGGATATGTTGGATGAAGATGTAGCTAAAGCTTTAAGAAAGAAAGCTACTTCATCTACTTATATTACTAATACACTAAAGGAACTCGCACCTAAGGTACATGCTGAATTATTTGATGGTGATAACCCGGGTAGTGAAAAAGTAGTAAAGTATGTTCAAGATAATATAGAACAGTTATTACCGTTTGCAGTAAAGAATGTTACTCGTGGAGAGTTTGAAATAAAGGAAGTTGATACAGAAGAGCCAGATGATAGTGAAGCTAAAGAGTTAGAAGATGAGGTATCTGATGAAGTTAAGATAGCTCAAGGCTTAATGAGTAGTGGTGCTGATCGAGTAAAGTTAGATTTTGATGATGTTGATGTAAACATTGAAGGGTTAAATAATAAGAATGAAGTAGCTGCTAAGATTGTAGATTTAATTAATACTACTAATAACTTAAAAGCTGAACCTACAGGGGTTGGTCTTAATATAGAAGGACCGATCGGAGCATTTGGTTCCCAAACTGATATATCTGATATGTTAACTAGAATTATTACTAGTCATTTTCCTGATGTAAGTGAAAGTGAAGTTAAGGTTACTCTTAACACTAATGAAGAGGATTATGAAGAAGGCCCTACTAATGAGTACGAGGAAGATATAAATGATGTAGAAGAAGATGCAGAATATAAAGGAATAAAACAAAAGTTTTCACCAAAATATGCTAAGAAGGTTGAAGATGAGTTTAAGGATCATGTAAAGCTTAGAAAGGGTAATTTAGGTGTTAAGCTACCTCCTGGTAATAAAGATGAGATTGAAGATTACAAGAAAAGAGGATATGTTGAAGATAATGAGTTTGACCCGGATGAGGCTCATCATTACCCGGGGTATGATCCGTATCGCCCACTCACTGCAGAACAGGAAAAGCGCAGACAAGAGGTGAACGCTGAGTTTAAAGAGTTTCTACGAACGAATCCTGAAATTGAAGATAACGAGTTTGATGACTTTGATATTGGACCTCAGTCAGATGAAAATGTACCTGACGATTATGAAGAGGTTTTAAAAGCAATGATAACAAAAGATAAAGAAAATTTTGCTAAAAATATGATAGAAGATGAAGAAAGTGATACACTTTCTAAGATTGAACGAGATATTAGTAATGGTATGACTGCTAAAGAGTCAATGGATAGTTTAGGAATACATCCATCTCGTCAAAAAGATATGCTTCGTAAATATCTTGCATATACTGATAAATATTCAGAGGGTCCTATTGAGACTGGTTTTGAAGATGAAGAAGGGGGAATGAGGCTTAAAGAGCTTGAGATTGGCGGTCATAGGTATGAAGTAGGTGAAGACGATCCACATGATGATGGTATTGTTATTGACATTGAAAAAAATAAAAACGGCTACACCATTACGGGGGCAGTTTATAGTGACCCTATGGATTATATTGATGACCCAGATAATCCAAAAGAAGGTTACAGTTATGCTATCGACCTAGATGGTAAATATATTGGTGTTGAAGATGAAGAAGAGCTTCAGGTAGAGAGTACTACTGCAGCTTACTTAACTGAGCAAAAACAAAGTGACAAGCGTAATAAGAAAACTAAAGTTAAGAATCAATCCTTTAAGGAAAGATACAAGCCTAAAACACATTGGCAGTTAGAAGAGCTTAGACGTTACGGTCTTTAAGCGCATTTCTTACATTTGTTCTCATCATATAGTTTATCTATTTTATCTTGTTGAACATATGCTATAGGGTCTCTATACCCTGCACTTACAAAGCCTTTTACTCTCATACTACTTGACGGGGTAGTAGCATCTGCTAGTTTATCTTCTCTATCAGAATAACAAGTCCAAGTATCTCCAAACTTTACGCCTAATCGAATACCTTCTTTAATAATTTCTTCTTTAGACATATCTAATAAAGGTGCTTTTACTTTTATTCTATTCTCTCTATTAAGATCAATCAAAGTGTTAAGACTAGCTACAAACTCTTCACTACCATCCCAGTAACCAGCTAGCGAGTCAACTTGAGCTGCTCCATACCATACAGTATCTGCACCTACACTTTCAGCATAAGCCGAACAAATAGATAAAAACATTAAGTTTCTAAATGGTACATAAGATACAGGTTGCGCATCTCCAGCTATTTTACTAATATCAGGGTTATCAATATCAGTATTAGTTAAAGAAGATGTAGGAGCTATATCTCTAATATAATTTACATCAAGAACTTTATTAGTTACCTTTAAATTATACCAGTCATTAAACTGAGCATTAAAGTTTTTAATTTGCTTATTAACGCAAGCAAGTTCACGTTTATGTCTTTGACCGTAATCAAAGGTTACAGTATGTATTTCTTCAAAGCCTCTATCTTGTGCCATATATAATAGCACAGACGAGTCCATACCACCGCTAAGTGTCAGTACTAGTTTCTTTTTCATTAATTAAATTATCTAATTCACCTAATTCATCAGGTATTTCTTCTTCTTTATTACTATAAGACCATTCTTGGCTTATACGTTTTTCAACTTTAGGTAAAATAGTATCTTCCCAAAGCTTAGTATCCTTTCTCCAATTTTTATAATAACCTAGCTTAGTACCATCTTCAAGCTGATAAGTAGCACCAGTTTGAATTACAGCACCTACACCAACAGCTAAGTCAACTAAACCGTAATATCTATCAAGACCAGAAGAGAAAGAGAGATACATTTCACCTTCTAAGTATTGCTTAATAAATCTATTCTTACGAGTAAGAGCTCTAATAATAATACCAGAGTATTTCTTTTGACCTACAGCTAACTCCCCGTCTACAGTCTTACCACCGTCATCTTTCATTGGTTTACGAGCTAATTGTACAGTTACTGAAGGTAAATAGATACAAGACTTACCACCAGGCATATTCTTTTCAATAGAAGGAAACAGAGCTGCGGGATCATCATAAACATGATTAGTACAAAGGATAGTAGTTTGAGTTACTGAACCTAAATTAGTACAAGTCTGCATTAACGTCTTCATAGCTCGAGCTTTAGTACCCATATCTGATGAAGTACTATCTTTACTCATACGAGTTAGTTCCAATTCAGATTGTAGGTTAGCAAGAGAGTCAATAGCTACAATAAATTTACCTTCTAAACCTTTTTCTTTAACAGAGGTAAGAAACTTATACAGAGAATTTCTAGCCTGTTCAATACTAGTAGTAGGAACATACTTTACTTTACTAATATCAAGACCAAGTCTTTCAGCACCTTCAGGATCAATAGCATTTTCAGTATCAAATATAACAGGAATAAGTCCTTCTTCTTGAGCTTTAGCTAAAATCTTTTGAACAAACAACGACTTACCTGTCATTGATTCACCAGCAAGCATAGTTACTCTTCCCTTAGGAATACCACCATTAATAGAGCCAGAAATAATAGCATTCAGTACATATGACCCTGTATCAATCCACTCTCCAACACGACTTAAAGTATTATTATCAAGGTAAGTAGCGAAAGGGTTAACTTTATCGATAGCGTCTAAAGCACTAGTAATATCTTTATCCATATAAATGATTATATAATATAAGTTTTAAATTTCAATAAAAAAAGCCTCGGATTAATCCGAGGCTTTTAGTCGAGTTTTATCTCTGTTAATTGTTAAACTGTGTATGTTTTAATATACTCTTCTTTCTTTCTACGAGGTACATCTACCTCAAGAACTCCGTTAATATAAGTAAAGTTAATCTTATTAAGATCAAACTCTCTTCCAACTGAAAAGGATCTGTTATAAGTTTGTTCCTTTTCTCCGTCATGAGCTTTTACTTTACGCTTAGCTTTTATATAAACTTCGCGTTGATCAGAGTCTGTAGAAAGATCTAAATCTTCTTTATTGACTCCTGGTAGATCAATCTGAACGCTAAGTGCATTCTCGTCTTGAGAAAAACGAACTTGATCTCCTGTTTTATATACTTCTTCCAGCTGGTGGAAGACTGGTGTTAGATTGAAAAATCCATCAAAGGCTCTTTCAATTTCTGCGATTGGATTGTGTGTGTATTTAGTTAGTTTCATAGTAAAATTATTTATTACACAATACTGCTTTCTGCTACTAATTAATTAGTAGCAGCAGTAGCAGCAGCTTCAACGACCTCTTCTTCATCTTCGTCGTCAAACAGTTTTACAACCTCGCCATCCCCTACAGCTGGTTGAGTAAGCGGTGGTTTAGGATCATTAATATTTTCGTATTGCTGAATAATACGTTCATCAAGCTCTACATCTGAAACACTGATTGCGCTTTTTGAGAAAGTCCAATGATTCTTATCTTTATCTTTAAGAAACTCCATAAAGATATAAGGAAAGGATTGTACTTGAAGTTGGCCTGTTTGTTGATCAGGCTGTACGTGAATGATCACAGGATTAAAAAGAGTAACACTGTCTTTAGTGTCTTCTTTAACAACACCTAGTACAGTTCTACCAATGTGATCAACAATAGTTTTAATTTGTTTGTCTGCCATGTCTTAATTATAGTTAGTTAAAATAAATTGCAACTATTGAAAACGTAAAGTGTTTGCTATTTCAGTAGCTTGCTCTAGAGCCTCTTTACATTGTTTAGATAAGTAAGTAGATTTATCTTGTGCATGATCAAGAGTACTTCTCATTAAAAAAATTGCCCTTCTTATTTTTTCTAACTCTTCGTTATTGTTTGTACCTGAACCGTCATCTTTTCCAACAATAACATTTCTTAAAATAGCTAATGTTTCTAGAATACCGTTAATTTTACCTCTATTAAATGCAGGGTGTGCACGTGCTGTATTATCATCTTCAGGTCTGTCTGTATATCCACCGGGTTGTAATGCCATGTGTCTATTTAAGCAAAGAGGTCAAATAATTCAACTTGTACGTTTTCTGCCGGTTTCCGAATCTTCCAACCTACACAATCATAGAAACGTTCAATACCTTGAAAGAGAATCTTTTCAAACATTTTATCATAATTAATTTTAAAGATATCATTAAACTCTTTCGGATAATCATACTTAAATCCAATACTATCTAAACCATACTTATTAGGTTTTTCTACATACATATATCTTACCTTATCACCAGATCCGAGATCTTCATATCTGTTACCAGTATTGAGTTTATCTAATAGTAAGTTATAGAAGTAAGCAGACTTAACATGAATAGGCATGCTCTTTACAGTATTAAACTCATTACAAGCTACTGCATACTTTTCATACCCTTTTACACCCATAACAAAAGCCAACTCTTCAGGAGTAAGCTTCTTAAAGATATCATAAGTTTTATTTAACACCTTATTAGTCTCCGTTAGAGACTGAGTACTAAGCATAGTCTCAATAATTTTCTTAGCATAAGGTTTAATAGCATTAGGCATAGTAGTACGCACTACTTCAACTCCAGTATACTTAAATTTATTTTCCTTAATACCCTCGTCATCTAAAATGTGCATCACATATCTTTTCTTCTGCAAAAATACTCCCACGTCAGCAATACATTCACGTTTAAATACAAATCGACTATCTTGAGATAATAAAGACTTCTTAGCCCATTCATGAACCCCTTCATTAAGATAGTCTTCAATCTCCTGAATCTTATCATGCGTATCTTGATGCACATCACTCCCATCTAAAAAGTTCAAGCCCTTATTAACAAGAGGTGTAATAGAAACATAGGAAGAATCCGTATCGTTATATATAATACAACCTTCAAGTTCTCTATCAGAGATATCAGGGATTTCTTTTTTGATAAATTCCTTAATAAGCTCATTTGAATATTTAATAACCGCTTGACCAGTTAGCGTTACTGACGAGGCAATATCATCATCACCAATAGGAGCATTTTTATTTCCCATATATCCATAACAAGAGTTAATAAGAATCTTAATAACCATCTGCGAAGTATTAAGTCTCTCTACTTCATATTTAGCTTCAATATATTCAGGAGTATCTTTCTTAAGTTTCTTAAGTTTAGTTTTAGCCTTGAACAGCTCTTTCTTAATAACTACGCGTTGATTATAATAGTACTCTAAAAACTCAGGTATAATACCTTTTTTCTTTTGCGTAAATAAAAAACCAGCCTTAGACAATGCGCATTGCTCATCTTTTAAGAACTTAGCAAATGCAGGTCTATCAAGTTCAAATAGCTTACCACTTACATGCTGTATAACTACCTTTTTATCAGTAGTATTTTCTACTTTACCTATCTTAGTTTCAGGTGAAGTATTAAGAGATATCATCACGTTAGGGTATAGAGAGTTAGCATCAAAAGACACTACATGATTCTTAAATCCATTCTTAGGTTCTGCAACATACGCACCAGGATTTTTACCTGTATCGGCATTACGTAAAAATGTCGCAATAACCTCTCCACGTTTTCTAGCCTTAACACATAGAGCACCATTAATAACTTGAATAGTACCCATTGCACCTTCAAGCGTAGTTAAACCTACATAAGATAACTTTCGTAGTAAAGGAACGTATTGTAGTTTTTCTTCTAAACGAACTAACAAATTAACGTCTTGAATATTATAATCAATAAAAGTATCCCAGTCTTCATCAGATAAAGTAGCCAAGTTAGTATCACCATAGTCAATCTTTCGTTGACCTAATTCTACTTCACCAATAGCATCAAGTTTATAAGACTCTCTAAGTTTAAGACAAAATCGCTTGTATACATCTAGATAATCTAAACATGCAACTCCGTCAATATAGTAACGTTTTTGTTCTTTACCAAACTTACCTTTTATAGCTCTAAAATGAACCCTACCTAAAGGTGAAAGTCTATTAACATAATCTTGACCTAAGATTCTTTCAATACGGTTAATAATATAAGGTATATCAAAAAATTCAGAGTTCCAACCACTTAAGATATCAGGATAATCACTTTCGAGATATTCAATAAAACGTATAAACATTTCACGTTCATCGCGGCAATACACATAATTTAGATTATCAGCTCCTTTACCGTTATAAGGCTTAATACCAAACGTATGAAACTTTTTACTAAAGTTATCATAACAAGTTATTACATTTACTACATGAGTAGGATCTTCTGGATCAGGAAATGTATCCGGAGAGTAGGTTTCAATATCAAGCAAGCATGTTTTAAGAGGATGTGAACTAAACTCTTCTTGTTCGTTTTGCTCCCAATATAAATCAAGCAAGAACTGCTGAGCCGGAGGCATATTTTCAAATACTCTCTTAACGTTAGATTCTCTTACAAACCGGGATCTATCATAACTCGTATTAAACTTACGTTTTCTGATCTTAGTACCGTATATTGATGTCTTATCCCCAGAGGGATTTTCCAAATACAAATAAGGTTCGAACGAGCATTCATGCATTACTCGCTTACCATCAGTATCCCAAGTAAATAGATTTACACTTCTATTTCTACCGTTATAAACAACATTACGATACGACATCTATCTTATTATAATAAGATAGTTCCTAATTCCACTTATTTAAGAATTTCCTTTCCGGGCTCCCCCATGGTGTATTTAAAGCTTCTAAATGACATCCAATGTTTTCATCTATTTCTAATATTCTATCTT